TATTATATCTGATTTAGATTCGGCAGCTAACAATTCTTTTAACAAATCTCTACCTTCAAATTTTGAATAAGGTTCGTATAAAGCCATTGTTTCATCAAACCTTTCCGCTTTCTCTTTTGTAGTTTCTTCTATTTTAAAAGTAATTGATTGAAGGGGTAAGCGTAATTCGTTTTGAATATCTTTACTCGCGTTTTTATATTTTTTAATAAAATCAGCAAAAGTATCTTTTTTGTCAAGACTTAATTTTTCACCTAATAATTCGTCTAAGTTATTACCCTCCTTATCTTTTATATCACTTATTTTTTTATCTTTAATTTTATTGTAATCATAGTTAGGTATAGCTTCAATACCAGCAACTAAGTCACTTAATTTACTTGATTTTAAATTTATAACACCATTATATAAATTTTTTAAATCTTCAATTTTATAAATATTTAGAAGTGCTTCAGGTATATCGTCTTCTTCTACATTTTCTAATACTTGAATATTCTTACCCCCTAATTTTTTATATACACTATCTAAAGCGGTATCTTTAACATCATCAGTTATCTTATTGTTTTTAATCGCTTCAAAGATAGCCTCTTTTTCTTCCTGTGATAACTTTCTATTAAAACCTTTAATGTTATCCTCTACTCTTAAATAACCATTGGTAAAAGCAGCAACAATAGCATCCTGATTAGCGTTGGTATTTAATTTTGAAAGGGTATCTGCAAGTGTTTCAACTTCTTCTTTTTTTGATAAACGAGCTTGTTTGTTATACTCTTTCATAGATACACTAGTATGTTCAGCATAATCTCCATACGTTGTATCACCTTGTATGTATTTGATATATTCTTGATTGATTTGAGCTTTCTGTTTCTCAGATAACGCTGTGTAAGGTGTACCGTTAAATATCTTCTTCGCTAAATCATTTTTATTAAAGATTCCAATACCTTCTTCATTTTTAAAATGAGAGAGTAAATCGGTTCTTTGTGAAAGAAGAACCTTTTCAAAAACCTTCATTTTTCTTTCAGAGTTGTTAAAAGTTTCTAACTCTGCTTCTAAATTGTTAATTTCAAGGTTTACTTTTTCTAAATTTTCTTTTACTTGAGTTGTTTGTTCAACACTTAATAAATTATCACGTTTAACATATTCTTCATTTAGTTGTTCGATTAGCTTGAGTTGTTCACCCTGCATTAAAGCTAATACTTTTTTACTAAATACTTTGTTATATACTTTTCTACCTCTATTCTTTTTAACAATTTCATTTCTTAGTTCTTCTTCAGTCATATTACTATACTCAAGACCTGTTTTAGTACTATAACTTCCTATTTTACTATTTTTAAACGCTTTATCTAAAGTAGTTAAATGACTAATCATTTGTTCTTGAGTAGCATCTTTTAATTGTAGGACTTTTTCTTTTTTTACACCATCTTTATCAGTTATTTCAGTTTTCATTACTTGACCTTTAGGGTCAAATAAAACACCTTTTTCTAATTCCGTATGACGAATAACTTCTCTTGTATAATCAAAAGGTTTTGTAGATTTTAAAAACCCATCATCATCTACAAACAATTTACGATAATTACTTACTTCACGGTCAATAACTTCTTGCTGGTTATCTAAAAATTGTATTTGTTGTTGATAGTCATTAGTTAATTGTAATTTTTCAGCTTCTAATTTTACTTTTTCTTCTTCATTTGTGGTGTTTTTAATTTCATTATCAAGTCTTTCTTTTTCAACATTGTATTTTTCATCTGTTGACGTTTTTCTATCGGCTAATTCTTTATTATGAAGTGTTTCAATTTTTAAAGTTTCTAAAGGGTCTGTTAAGATTCCTATTTCATTAAATTGTTCTAACTCATCTTGAGTCATCATTCTGTTGGAGTAGTTGTTATACAACGTTTCCATTTGGTCAACATAATTGAGAACAGAGTTTTTAACTACTTCTCCTACTGATACATCATTTTTTGAAATAGGTAGTGGTGTTCCATCTTTATCTTTGCGATAAGCAGAAAAATTAGTAGTTCCAAAATGACCATTTTCATAAACTTCTTCAATTTGTTCTTTTAATTCATCAAGTCTACCATTTTTAATGTATTGTAAAGCAATTTCTCCAATACCATTTTCTTTCATTAAATCAGCAGTTACTTTATCATTTAAACGATTATCCTGTTTTTTTAAAGTTTGACCTACTACACCACCAAGTCCACCGGCTAATGCAGTACTTAATAGTTCTGAACCAAAATTTTCAAAACTGAATTTCTTTTTTTTAGGATCTTCTTGCGTAATAAAACCTCTATCTAATAAACCATTATAAGCCAATTTTACAGCAGATTCACCAATTAAAAGTTCAGCTGTTTCTTCAGCAGATTCTGCTAGGTAAGCACCTGCGTATTGTTTTATATTATTTTCGATTAATACCCCTGTCTGTTCGTCAATGGTATCTTTAAATCCAAAAGTACCCGGTTTTACAACTTTACCGACAGCATCTTTAGAAAAGTTATAAGCTTTACCAATATTAGCGGTCAACCAATTATTACCTAACGAACCCATCACTTTCTTCAAAGTAGAATCTTTTGCTTCAAAAGCCATTTCTTCACCTACTCGATTAAGAAGCTTTTTTACAGGGGCAGAGTCCGCTCCATACTTCGCACTTAACGTTTCTATTTGTGGTTTAAAACGATTGTATACTGATGCTCCTACACGCCTTAATTCGTTATTTAAAATAACATTTGTTTCTTTTGGCTGTCTTATAAAATAATCACCTAAAGGTGTTGCCATCACTAGTCCAAAAGCAACAGTACTTCCTGCAAGAAGACCTGCTTTATGTTCAGGTGGTAATCCCATTTCTTCTGCTAAATCATAGATACCTTGTGATTGTGTAGCTACCATATACGCTTTTGCAGCACCAGAAGTTATTTTTTCACCGCTTTTTAAACCTTTGGTAAAAGCTCTACTAAAATTAGCGACCGCTCCTTGTTGACGTAATTGTCCAACAACATCTGTAACCAAGCCCGTATAACCGGCTAAAGAAGTCCAAGGATTTTCTTGTCCATATTCATCAGTTGTTGTCTTTGTCGCATTTGTTCCAGCTCTCCACTTATCAAAAAACTTATATAAATCACTATTAGCTCTTTCTTCATTTGAAAAAAATCCATCCATAGATGCTTTACCTATGGTGGCTAATGCTTCTGAGCCAGCTAAAACCGCTTGTGCACCAGCGTATAACATATTAAATGTTGGTATGAAATAAGGAGCTATTTGAGCACCGGCTTTTACAAGATTCCCAACTACTGATTTTTGTTTATCATCAGAATCAAAAAAGTCAACTTTATTTAACCAAGAACCTTCTTTAGTTAATACATTAAAGCTACTAAGTACATCTCTTTCTGTGATAGTTTCACCTAAGTTTCGGTTTCCTAATTTTTCATAATAATAACTACCTGTTAAAGGGTCTGTTTTTTTATCACCTTTGTTATGAGCTACCGTATTCCCGTTTCTATCAGTGTGTATACCGTCCTTATCCCATCTTGCCATTACTCTAGGGTCAAAAATAGCATCCCAAGGAGCAAGACCTTCTTCTGCGGTTTTTTTCATCCACTCACCCTTATCATAATCATATAGTCGATTTTTTTGCGCTATCTCTGATGCTGATTCTGTAGGTATACCATAATCATTAAGTGATTTAACAGACCTACCGGCTTTAAAAGGGTCATCGGTATATTTAAAAGAAATCGGGTCTTCTATTTCAGGTGCGCCAATTAATTTAGCAACTGGAGAACCTAAAGATTTACGCCCTATTACTGCGTTTTCAGTTAGATTATAAGCTTCAAAATCTTCATAAGCTTTTTTTATAATAGGGTATGCTTTATCTAGTTTTTCATTATCGAAACTACCATCTTCTTTTTTAAATGCACTTTGAATAACAGGATCTTTACTATTAATGTAATCTTCTTTATCTAACAATACAAAATCAACCCCTGCACTTTTTAATTTATCGGGTTCTTGTGATAAATTACCTTCTAATCCATTTAAAAGCCAATCACTTTTTGGTTTTTCTTTTTTTTCCATACTTATTGAGTTACTTCTCTTGAGACATTTGCTTTATCTAAACCTATTATATTTTCAACAGATGCTGCACCTTTGTTCATATTGTATTTTTCTTCGTCAATATACCTTATTTTAGCAGGATCAACAGGTACAAAAGCAGTAGTGGTAAATGGTTTGTGATTGTCAAAAATAACGTTAGAAACAAAATTACCATAATTAACTTTTTCAATTTTACCTGCTTTTTCTAACTGATTCTTATATGCTATAGCGGTATCACTATCAGTATCTAAATACTGTCTACCTTCTTTTTCTTTTCCTCCTTTGTGTAAACCTGTTACTTCAATAGCGTAGAAAGGAGAAGTACGAATACCTTGTTTTTCTGCAATAGTTACAATATCTTGATTAGTTAAAGGTTTACCTCTTTTTTCACCTTCTTCTTTAACTACTTTATCTAATTTAGTTATTAACGTAGCGTCGTACTTACCATCTTTGTTTATAGGAAGAACAATCTGATGAAGACTTCCTGATGATTTTAAAGTGTTAAACTCTTCTTTTGTTATAGGATTTCCGTTAAAATCAACAGCTTTTGTCCAATCTCCTGCTATTTTCAATTGATTATCTTTATCAGTTATAAATCTATCTACATATGCGTTTTCAACATTTTTACCGTAAGTTTGAATAGTTACGTCAGAGCCTTTAGGAGCTAAATTAAATCTTTCTGCTAATCCTGCTTCATAAGTAAATTGATGTAATCCTAAATCTACCGTTTTACCTGCACCACCTGAACCTGTTCCATATTCAGATACCGAAATATCTTCAGTATAAGATTCTCCTTTAGAACTTTTTAAAGCTCTACTCATATTACCTACAATTAAAGAAACCATTGCCGCATTTAATGTTTCCACATCTTTTATTGAAGAATCTGTTTTCATTACTTGTAATTTTAATTGAGATTTCATATTATCAGGTAATAATTTTAAAGTTGTTTGAATAGCATAATTTAATTGAGTTGCATTACTCCCACCACTTTTCATTTCGCCAACAATACCCCTATAGTCTTCTCCAAATCTTTTAATTTCCGCTAATCCTTTAGTCGCGTTTTTCCAGTCATTACTACCTAAATCACTTAGCTTAACATCTAGGTAATCACTTATTTTTTCAATACCGTAAGAAGTTTCAATATCTCCAATTAAAGCATTATCAAAAGCACCACTTTTGTTTTCAGCTCTAAATTTTAACGCTTCAGGTACTGTTATAGCTATGTACTTTTTAGGATTTTTAATTAAATCTTCGGGTTTAACTTTAGTCATTTTACCAGTATCTCTTTCCGTTACAAACACATAACCTATAGCATCCACTACATAAGCGTTCATTGCTTTATTGTCTTTTGCTAAACCTTCTGCGTTTTTGAATTGTTCTTTACTATGTGTTATCTTATTTTGTAATTCTCCATCATAAATTCGTTTAATTGTTTCTTGATATTTAGCAAATTTGGGAGAATTGCTTAAAATATCAACTTCTGTTAATTGCGATTTTAATGTTTCTGCTTGATTTAATAAGTTATAAGCGTAACCTACATCAGAAGGTAAACCTTCAAAACCTTTAAAGTTATCAGGTTTTGCGGAAGGTAAACTTGCAACACCTGAAGCATTTTCACTAGGAGTTAGTTTAGAAACTTGAAAAGGAACATAGGTGTTTGGAGCAGGAGCATCTCCAAAAACAGTCGTTGTTACAGTACCCCCACCCTGTAGTTTTTTAATCTTTCTATATTTATCTATATCAAACTGCATCATTTTATTAATTTAGATAATATTTTATTGATATTACGCATATATTCTAAATCTTTTTTCACATCAATTTTATACTTTGCATATTTGTATTTATTGATTTCTTTCATTTGACTATCGTATAACTTACCTAAACGTTTTCTTTCTGCAATTTCTTCTTTTAACTTTGTTTTATTCTTAGCTAATGCTTTTTGTTCAACTAAAGTCAAAGAACCTCCTCTTTTAACAGACCTTCCTTTATTATTAGGTGTTATTAATTTATTAAAAAAGTTTCCTAAACCTGCCATATCATATTGCTTTTTCATAAATTCAGTTTGTTTTGCAACATCTATTTCATTATCATCTATAATCTGACTATGGCGGTCAGAATATTGTTTTTGTAAAGTTAATAACTCTTCTTTTTCGGTATCTGTTAAAGTTCCAGATAACTCTTTATTTTGTAGGTTTTTATAGTTTGAGTCGTTTTGAATATCATATTGTAACTTTGTTAATTCGTTTTGTCTATTTTCATTTAAGGTCATTTCGTTTATTTCTTTTGCTTTTTGAGCTTCTGTCATAAGATTGGTTTGATGTTCAGCAGTCTTTTGACCTAGACTCGCTCTTAAAACTTGGTCTTGTATTGCTCTATCAGCTGTCAATTTTCTTTGTTCTTTTGCTAATTTATTTTTATAATTAGCTTCTTCAAGAGAATTATCAAATTCTGTTTTTTGAACATTATTTCTAAATCTATCTTTTTCGGCAGCACCTAACCAAGATTGTATTTTAGTTGCATTGTCCGCAGATAATGCTTGATTAGTTGCTTGAGTATTGGTTGTTGCAGATAGTGCTAGTGCTGCATTTAAAGTAGGGTCAGAACTCTTATTAAAAATATCTGTTGGTGTTTTAGCTCGTTGTTCTGCGGTTACTAAAGCAGGTTCGATATATTCAGGATTTCTTTTTAAATTTAAATTTATATCTGTTCCTTTTTTACTTTTAATTAAATCTGAAATTTTAGCAATTCTTTCTCTATCGATAGGGTTACCGTTATTCAGTATATTTCCTTCAATACCTTCTTGTTTTGAAATACCTTTACCTCTTTTTGTTTTTTGGTCAAAGCCTTGATCATCTTCATATTCGATAGAGTCTGTAGGAGAATTAATCGCTAAGGGTTTAAAATTATTAAGACTTTCATTTGCTTTAAATAACGCTCTATTTAAAGCATCTTGATTCATTCTTTCAATACTTATATCAGAATCTTTTGGTTTTTCAATATCGTTTAAAGAAGTAGGTAAAACGTTTTGTTTTAAACTACCGTTAGGGTTTCTTTCATCTCTATTCAATAAATCAGTATTAAAATCAACGTTAGTAGAAGCTTCTTCAAACTTTCCAGTAAGAGGATTAAATTTTTTCAAAAGCTGTGGTTTAAGGCTCAAATCAATTTTACCAATCCCATTTTGAGCCTTTATATACTTTCCCTTTTTCATGCTCCCTCCATGAGCGAGTCTTGTAAAAAGGTTTCCACCTTCTTTAAACATACCTAGAAAATTTGAAAAATCGCCTTTCGGTATGTCCTTTATGTTTTTAGAGGTCGGTTTTAATTTTTTACTTTTTAAATATGCTTCTTGTGCTTCTTTTAAACTATTAAAACCTTTTTTCTTTAAAGCGTCAAAAGTAGGTAGATTGTTTCCTGGTAGTTTTTTAACCGTTGAAGAATTTTTTGTTAAAACATCTGTTTTCAATATTTTAGCTTTATTCGTCAATCCTGTAACGAACTCTTTTATCTTTTCAACGTTACCTGATTTTACAACAGCTTCAAAACGTTTTTGTAATGCTGGACTTTTAGAAATGAGAACCTTTGCTTTATTAAATAACTCAGGTGCATCAATACCTAACTTCTTCATAACTTTACCTAATAATTTTTGTCCTGCCCAACCTCCAACAAGGTCACCTACTGCTGACATAGCATCCATACTTAATTCTCCATCTATATATTCATCTCCGTAAATCATTGAACGACCGGTCATATTAATACCGTTTATAATTCCTGATGTAACTCTTCCGGGTAAACCTAACATTGATACAGTACCCGCAGCGTTTTTAATAGTTCCGCTCTCATCAGCAGCAACGTAACCTGCAAGCCCTCCAAGAATAGGAACCGTTATATTTCCAAGTTTTGAAAAAATAGCAGCTCTATCACCATACGACATATTTTTATAAGTGTCCATGAGAGTAGTTTTATCTTTTGCCTTAACGTTTTTAACTGTTCCTTTATCTGTTTTTAACATTTCAGCGTTTCCGTCAGCTACAGAAGTAAAACCATCTCTAAAATCAAAAGCACCGTTAGGCTTTAATGGAACATAAGGTTTAGCTTTTAATGATAATTGATACTGCGCTCCATATTTTTTCCATGCAAGATTAGTTAAAGGTCCACATTTACCATCAACACCGTCTTTATTTTGCCCATAACTACCTAAAGATTTAGGATAATTTTTACTCATCCATTTTTGAAAAGATACAACATCTGTTAAATCTTTAGGACAAGGTTGTCCTTTACCAGTACCACCACTTTTAGGAGTTTGCTTTTTCTCTTCCGTTTTTGTTTCTGTTGTTGAATCACTTTCAGTCAATCCTGTAATACAATTTACTGGTGCACCACTTACATCATAACACTTACCTTCGTAAAGTTCTACATTTTTATTTACGCCTTTACAATTAACAGTATACAGTCTTCCTTCGTAAACGGTTTTTTTATCAGGACAATCTTCTTTTTTAGGCTCTTCAGTTTTTTTAATTTCACTTTTTTTCTTATCGTCAAAGTTTCGTATCTCATCCATTAAAGCACCTAAACCCTTAGATGTTTTATTATAACCTTTACCAATTCCACTTAATCTTAATTCACCTTGATTAGTGTTCATACCTGTTTGTGTTGTACCTCCTCCTCCAGTTTCAACTTTAAAATTACCCTGTTCGTTGATTACATAAGTATCGTTTCTTTTGACACTTTCTTTGAACGCTTTAGATTTGGTTAATTTGTTAAATGCTCTAGCATCATCTGGAGATAACGCTAATATTTCTCTAGCTGTTATTCTTACTTCTTTAGGTTGATTAGTAATAACATCTTGTTTAGCTACATCACCTCCTCCTGATAAACGAATAATTCTACCTCCTTGCTTTCGTATATCTTCATAATCTTTAGAACCTTCGTATTCAGGGTTATAAGGTTTCATTATAATACGAGTTACAGAACTTTTAACTTTATCCTCATAACAATCTTTCATAAACTTATGTATTTTTTCTAAATCGTCTTCATATCGCTGTTTAAGTATCGCAGAGATAGCTTTTTCACGAATAAAGTTAGGTAAATCGTCTATTTCTTCATCTTCAATACAATCTTCAATATATTTAGATTTGTCAAATTCTGTTTCAATAATAAGAGAATCTAAAGCTTGAATTGTCATTTGGTCGACTTTCCCTGTAAGTTCTACACTTAACTCTTCTTGTAAGTCAAGTATCTCAGGGATTTCACCTTTATTTAGAAGTGTTTCTTTAGCTTTCATATATAAATAATATTTTATTAATAGCGTGATTGAGACATAAATATAACAAAAAAAGCTATATCAACTGACATAGCTTTTAAAAACAGAAAATAAAAAGTGTTTATTTATTGCATATATAATAATTATAAAAATCTTTTGCTGTCCAAGTTTCCCAATTTTCATGTCCAAATAAATAAGCAATTGCTTCTGAACAATAAGTTCTCTTCCAAGCTTTTTTTGATTTTGCACCTATCCAAAGATGTTTACCAAAACGTTTAGCAATTTGATAAATAGGTTGATGTAATAATAACGCTAAAAAGTTATAAGGTGTTCCTATAATTGATTTTAGCTTACGATAAAAATCATCAGGAAGTTCTTTATTTTCAATTAATAGCACTTTAATATTTTCTTTTTTTACTCTTTTGATATAATCTTTAACTGAGTAAGTAGGTTTAAAACCATGAAATACTGATTCATAAATCCAAAGTTCTCCTTTAGATTCATTAAAAGCTACAACCGCAACATGATGATACTCACATTGTGTAAACCAACGAATGAGTTGTGGAACAATTTTATTGTATAAAGTATCTGTTGGTTTACTTACTAAAATAATTATACCTTCTTTCATATATTATTAAGTAATAACAATTGAAAAACCTCTTGTAGCTAATATATCATTTAATTGCTCTAATTCAGCATTTGTTAACGGTGTAGGTAACATATCTTTGACGGCTTGTAAAGCAGGTTTTAATCTTTTATCCCATTGATTTGCACCAAAGCAATTCATTAGTAGAGCGTACATTCCAGCACCTTGAGAAGTGGCAATTACAGATAAAGCTCTTTCAAAGAAAGTTTCAGGAAAACTGTCAATTAATTCAACAGACTCTAAATCATCTTCTAAACCTTTCCAATCTTGTTTAGCTTTTATTTCTTCTCTTGTTAATGCTCTTTCCCATGCTAAAACTTTTCCGTCGGGCTGTCTTTTAAAAAT